TTGCGCTCCAAGTTATTATCCAAAAAGCACAAGATGAAGCAGGTAAATTACTATTTAGTGAGGCAGATAGACCAGCTTTAAGAAGAGAAGTTCCTTTAGCTGTACTGCTGGATATTATGGGTAAGATGCAGGATGTGGGGGATGAGGTTGACCCAGATGCGGTAAAAAGCCCAGTTGAAGAAGGATAACTATCTTTATCTTCAATTTTTTATAGCTGAAAAACTAGGAAAAACGCACAGAGAGATAGTTAACACAATGACAATGGAAGAACTATACGCATGGAGCGCATATTTAGATTTAAAAAATGACAGAGAAGAGAAAGCATACGAAGATGCTCGAAGAAAGGCTCAATACAGCAAGGTACGCTAAACTAATATTATTAATTAGGTAATCTAGTGGCAGAAGGCGGCGCAACCTATACCGTAAATATTGAATTAGACTCGAAGCAGTTCAGTCAAGACCTACGAACGCTCAAAAATAAAATTAAGGATGACTTAGGAAAGGCTGTAAGAGTTTCTACTGGTGGATCAAATGCAGATGTCATAAAAGCAAAGACTTTAGCTTTAAGAAGAGAGCAGTATGAAAAACAGGAGCAGAGAAAAGAAAAGTACAGAGCTGATCTTAGTAGAGCGCAACTTATAGAGAAGCAGCGTTTAATAGAGAGAATAAATAAACTTCAGTCTTTTGGTTACACAGATTCACAAGTAAAGAAGCTAAGAAATTGGGCTGGAGAAATAGATGATTTGGCTAGGGGTAATCCTCAAGCAGCACAGCAAAGGATTAAAGATTTAAAAGCTGCTTTGGATTTTGAAGATAAAACATTAGATCGAATTAATGAAAAAGTTGAGGCTGAGAAAAAATTAGTTTCTGAGACTAACAAGAAAGCAGAAGCAGAGAAAAAAGTGCAGGATAGGGCTAAAAAGGTAGCTGATGCTAAGAAAAAAGAAGCTGATGCTAGAAAAGCTGAAAGAGTAGCAAATAAAGCCGAAGCCCGTGAAAACAGGCAGAGAAAAGGGCCGCAAGGAATCAGGATGCACGGTCCTGTGGATTTGTATGGCAATCCTATTTACCAAAAAGGACCAACAGTACCAAAATCAGGAGCTTCTTTACCTATAGACCTACAACGTAAAGGCACTGGTAAGTTTGCTACAAGTCACACTAAATTACTTAGAAGAAGGCAAAATTTAGAAACTCTTCTTTCTACTTTTGAAGGTATAAGCAACCCCGAAATAAATACCTTTAAAAAAGGAATACAAGGTTTAGTAAAACAATACGGTGATATTTCTACCGCAATGGGGCGGACAAAAAGTGCCCCTAGTTTTGGTAATGCAGGTGAAATAGGAAGGCAGTTACAAGAATTGGATAATTTAACGCATAAAGAAGAACAGAGAGCAAAACGAATACAGACAACAAATAAACATGAACTAGATTTATTAAACGATAAGCATAGAGTAGAAAAACTTTTAGCCAGACTTGATAGAAAGGGTGTAGATACGACTTCTAAGAGACTTAAACTGGAGAAAGCAATAACAGCACAAGATAAGCAACAGTTAAAAGATATTTTAAGACAAGTAGAACTAGAAAATATAGGGCTTAAAGGAGTCAGTGGAACGGGAGGGGGAAGAGTAAGTAGGGGTTCTACTCTTGTTGGAGGGCCAAGTTCTCCTTTAAATGTAGAGAGAGGATGGGTCAAACCAGGTCCAAAATCCACAGGTAGATGGGGAAGGATGGGTCAGAGTGCCATGATTAGTGGTGGTTTCCCTCTCTTATTCGGACAAAACCCTGCTGTTGCTGCTGTAGGTGCAGCAGGTGGAGCAATAGGAGAGGCTATTACTCCTGGGGGTGGTTTTGCGGGAGGTATTGCGGCTACTGCTGCAACTACAGCTATATCTCAAGCTATTGCAAGTATAGGAGAGTTAGGAAAAGCTTTAAACAAATCAACTTTTGATGTGAGTAAGCTTTCCGCAGCTCTTGGAGCTTCTGGTACGGCTACTGAAAAATACCTAAAACTATTGAAAGAAAATGAAGGTAAACAGGTTGCCTATGAGGAAAGTATTAGGCGAATGACCAAGGTTGTTGGGGCAGATGGAGTAGAAGCTTTACAAAAATTCTCTTCAGATATGGAAGAAGGTTCTAGAGGTCTTGCTACTTTAGGTTCTCAAATAAAGAGTTGGTTTGCCGATTTATGGATCAATAGGCTAAAAGATAAAGGATTTTTAAATCTAGGGGGTATATCTAAGCTTTCTGAGCCTTTTAATAGAGCAGCCCTTCGTAATCAAGCCTACGATAATGAAGATCCTTTGATGAAGTCCTTAATAGAAAAGAGAGACGCAACTAAACTAGGTACTGATGCTCGTATTGACCTAGAAGATAGAATAATAGAGTTACAAAAATTCTTTAATCTAATTGACAAGGCGAAGGATAAAGCAAAAGCACAAGCTGAGTATGAGAATAAAGCCATAAGGAGTATAAAAGAGAAGAATCTACTTATGGAAGAAACACTACAGTATGGAGCAAAGGACGCAGCAATAAAAGCACAAATAAGGAATATCGAAGCACAATTTAAAAAAGACGGAGAAGAATTTAATGATACTATGAGAAAAAGGGTAGAACTTGGTTTAAAACATCAACAGAACCTTCAGAGGCAAGTAGCTTTGTATCAAAGTCTTGGGGATACAGTTAAAAACGGCTTAATTCAAGTACTAAATGATGCGTTAGATAAAACTAAATCGATAAATGACGCAATGAATAAGCTTCTTACTAATATCAGTAATAAACTTCTAGATTATGGTATATCTGCTCTACTTGCTAACTCAGGATTACCAGGAGCCAAGAAGTTCTTTGGTCACTTTGCTGATGGAGGAAGACCGCCTAAAGGAAGACCGTCAATAGTAGGAGAAAGAGGACCGGAACTATTTGTACCCGATTCTTCGGGAACGATAATTCCCAACCATGAATTAGGCTCAGGATCGAATGTTGTGGTCAATGTTGATGCCACTGGAACGGCAGTTGAAGGTGATTCAGGGCAAGCAGAGCAACTTGGAAGTATGCTGGCAGAAGCAGTACAAGCTGAATTAGTGAAACAACAAAGACCAGGAGGAATCTTAGCTAGATCACGCTAATGACAGAAACATTCCCATCTATAAAACCAACCTACGGTGTTCGTAAAAGTTCAGCACCAATAAAACGTGTGGTACGTTTTGCCGATGGATACGAACAAAGAGTGTTATTTGGCTTACATAAAAATCAAAATCCTAAGAGCTATTCTTTAACTTTTAAAGTATCCGAAACAGATGCAGATACAATAGAAAATTTCTTAGAGGCAAGAGGTTTAGATCAAGAATGTTTTAACTACACACCAGAAGGAGAATCAGCAGGAAAATTTGTCTGTGACTCTTGGAACAAGTCAATACCTTACTTAAACAGATCAACAATACAAGCAACATTTAGACAAGTCTTTGAAGCAGATAGCTAATGGCAATAGAAGCATGGTCAGCTAGTACAAGTACTGCCTTAGCCGCAGGTACACTTAGAAGACCCACAACTGCAAAACAAAATGATAGCGGTTTAATTTATAAGGTTGTTACTGCTGGAACGACTGGTTCAACAGAACCTTTATGGCCTGTCACGATTGGATTAACGATACAAGATGGAAATGTTACTTGGTTAGCCATTAGTGCTGTAGCAGGTGAACTTTCTAAATTTGCTCCAGATGCAATTATTGAGCTATTTGAAGTAAAGCTTGATGCTGCTTTACACGGTAATCAGTCCACCATGATCTATAGATTTCATGCTGGCATGAACGAAGATTTAACTGGGAATATTATATGGCAAGGTAATTATTATTTAAGATACCCAGTACAAGCAACAGGATTTGCTTTTCAAAAAGGTCAGTTACCTAGACCACAAATAACAATAAGTAATACGCTTTCTTTAATGTCTTCCGTCATGCAGGAAGTAAACAAAGAGGTTGCTTTTGGCAGTGATTTAACAGGTGCAAAAGTAACAAGAATTAGAACATTTATGCAATATTTAGATGCTGCTACTTGGAAAAATAATATACCTAATACTGCTATATCTGGAACATTTTCATCAACTGGAACCCAAGTTCAAGTATCCATAACGGGAACAAACCCTGGTTTTAGTAAAGGAGATTTTATTGTTTTTGATGGTACGTCTGGTACAGATCTTTTAGATGGCT